AGTGGATGCTGTTTCGGCAGAGCTGCCGAAGATCGAGGGCGTTGCCGAAACGGAAGAAAAGAAGGGGTGGACCGAAGTGACGCAGGAGAAATACAAAAAGGTCGCCGCTGCGATGCGCACAGCGCTGGTCAGCATCTTCGGGAATTACGCAGACGTGGAAGACCGGCTGCGCACGGCGGATGTGGAAATTCAGTCGGTGCTGCTGAACGAGAGGATTTGCGCGCAGCCGGCAAGCTATCCGATCGAGGGCATTGCCGTCGAGGCGGAAAAGCTCGAGACTGAGGATGAGCCGGACGAGGGCGAGGGCGAGGCGAAAAAGCTGACGCGCGCGGCGGTGCTCGAAAAGGCGCGTGCGTGCGTGTGCGGTGAGCGCGAGGAGGACTACGGCTCGCCGGAGGACAGCTTCGGCTGCATCGCAGAGCTCTGGGAGGCGTATCTCCGCGCGGCGTGCGTCTCGCCGAACGCCATTATCACGGTGACGCCGACGGACGTCGCGATGATGATGGCGCTGCTGAAGATCGCGCGTGTCGGCACGAGCTGCGTCGGCGGCACGGCGGACAGCTTTGTCGACCTGGCAGGCTATGCGGCCTGCGGCGCGGAGTGCGCAGAGGTGACGGTGTGAGCTGCGAAAACTGCCGTTTTTACGCCGAGGGCGCGGCGGTAAAGATGGAGGCTTCGAGTGATGTTGTATGATATTGCTGTCAGAATCGCAAGTGTTTACATCTATGCGGCTGTCATTCTGGGCGGAACGATTATCACGCTTGGTTTGCTGCGGCTGTTCTTGTTCATGGGGCAGGAAACCACAGACGCGTTTTGGAGGCTCTGTGACGCGTGGAAGGACTTGCGACGCGGCAAAACAGAAACGCAGAGGGATGAACAGAAATGAAGAAAATTGCTTTAATCGTGCTGGCCATCGTGGCAGCGCTGGTACTTATGATCGCCGCTGCATTCATATCGGCCAATAACCGTGCGGTGTCGGCAGAGGAACAGGTCAGTGCGGCGGCGGCCGACGTACAGGTAGCCGAGAAACGCCGTGTTGACCTCGTGTACAATCTGACGGACGCGGTGAAGTCCTACCAGAACTACGAGGGTGATACGCTGACCAGGATTACACAGGCTCGCGCTGCTGCCGCGTCCGGCAAGGTCGAACAAGCGCAGGTTGCGTTGAACGCCGTTGCAGAGCAGTACCCGGAACTCAAGGCAAACGAAAATTACAAGCAGCTCATGACCGAGCTTGCGCTGACCGAGAACCAGATCGCGCAGTACCGCAACAACTACAATCAGCAGGTACGGGCATACAACAAGCTGGTACGGTCTTTCCCGACCGGTTTTCTGCTGAGGGTAATGAACTATCAGACAATCGACACGACCTACACGGACTACGATGCACCGGAAGATGCTCCGCAGAACCTGTTCGGTGGCGGCGATGGAGATTAAGCCTCGTGAGATTGCGTTCAGCGTTGCAATCGTGTTTGTTATGGTGGCACTGGGATTTCTGCTCGGTAGCAAAATCAGTGACCATATCGCTGAGACAAACGAGAAATTTACCACGGCAGCGCAGATCACAGACGATGAGCAGTTTCAGTACGCGCTGGCTACCGATTTCGGGAATGTCATCGCTTACGGCAATCTGGTTGCCGAACAACCCGTTTCGGCTGATGATTTAGATGGCGAATATGCGCAGCTGACCAAAATCACGGAGCAATATACCATGCACACGCGCGAAGTGACCTATACCGATAGCAAGGGACATACGCACACCCGCACCGAGATATATTGGACGTGGGACAGGGTGAAACGAGAAGAAGACAGCACGGAAACTTTTTCGTTTATGGGTGTATCATTTCCCGCGGACAAGTTTTCTGTTTCCACCCATCGGCAGGGCAGTATGATTTATGACAATAGTGAACTGCGGCATTATTACGAAGTTGTGGATGCAAATATGGTTGGCAGTATACATACGCAAATCAAAGATCATATGATTGCAGATAACAACAGGTTTTATACGGACGCAGAACCACAGGCGATTGTAAACCTTGCTATAAGACAAGGTAATATTGCTATCATCTTGTTCGGTGTATTATGGATTGCTCTGACCGGTGGCGCGGTATATGGTTTCTGCGCGCTGGAAAACAGGTGGCTGGACGGATAATGTATAGTCCTGAAATGAGAGAGTATCTGAAAGAAATCAAGCGCTACACGGACGGGTTTCCGTTTCCGTTCGAGGCGAGCGAAAAGCGCGCAGACATGGACACGCTCGCGTCTGCGACGTAAGCTGTTTCAAGTAGTTTTTCAGTAGTTACAAGTAGTGAGCCGGTGCTGCGGCGGGCGGCGCGCCTTACGGAACGGGCGCGCCTTCCGCCGGAGCACCGGAGACAAACAAATATTTATAGCCAGAGACCCGCAAGGGTACCGAGCCGACATCTTTAACCCCGAAAGAGGGGTGAGATGCCGGCTTTTCTTTTTGCCTTTATCCACAAGATATTGTGCCGGTGTGGATAAGATTGTGCATGATGTGGATAAAAGGAGGTGAGCGGCGCGGTGTTTGACAGGGAGCAGGCGGATTTTGTGTGCGACTATCTCGAGTGCCTGACGTGCTCGAGCGGCGTGCCGCTGCGGCTGATCGACTGGCAGCGCGACATGGTGCAATCGTTTTACGGCGAAATGACCGAGGACGAGGACGCGCCGGGCGAGTATCTGCGCAAGTACCAATATCTCTATCTCGAAATCCCGAAGAAGAACGGCAAGAGCGAGATCTCGGCCGGGCTCGGCACGTATCACCTGTTCGCGGACGGGGAGACCAACGGCGAGATCTACCTCGTGGCGGCGGACCGCGACAATGCGGACATTGTGTTCTCGGCGGCGAAGTACATGGTCGAGCACTCGCCCGCGCTCAAAAAGCGCAGCCGCATCGTCGACAGCAAAAAGACCATTTTCGACACGGTGAGCGGCTCGAAGATGAAGGTGCTGTCCAGCGAATCCTACAGCAAGCACGGCTACAAGCCGAGCTGCGTGATCTTCGACGAGCTGCACGCGCAGCCGAACCGCGCTCTGTGGGACGTTATGACGTTCGGCGCGGGCGATGCCCGCCGTCAGCCGGTGTGGATCGTGCTGACGACGGCAGGCGACGACCCGGACCGGAAGAGCATCGGCTGGGAGGTGCACAAGAAGGCGCTCGGCATCTGGCGGTACCGCAGAGGAGACCGCGACGAGCGGGCGCAGGACGATCCGCGCTGGCTGCCGATCATCTACGGCCTCGGCCTCGTGGAGGACGAGGATAAGCTCAAGGAAATCAACATCTTCGACGAGCAGCTGTGGCGCGACTGCAACCCGTCGATCGGGCGGACGCTGCGGCTGAGCGCCATCCGCGCGGAAGCACAGGACGCGAAGCGCTCGGAGGCGGCGGAACGGCTGTTCCGGTGGCTCAGGCTTAACCAGTGGATCGCGACGGCAAGCGTCGGGTGGATCCCGGTGACCATCTACGATAAAACGCAGTGGAATCCGGAGGGCTGCAAGGACTGGCGCGAGGCCGTGCAGCTGCTGCGCGGCAAGCGCTGCTTCGGCGGCGTCGACCTGTCGAAGAGCACCGACCTTACGGCCTTCGTGCTCGTCTTTCCGCCGCAGGAGGGGCTGCCGCACTGGGTGGCGCTGCCGACCGGGTGGATGCCGCTCGACGGCATCGAGGCGCGCGAGCGCGAGGACCACTGTCCGTACCGCGACTGGATGCGGGCGGGCTTTCTGCACGGCTGCGAGGGCGACATCATCGATTTCGAGGCGGTAGCGGATGCAGTCGTGCAGGCGGCACAGGACTACGACCTCCAGATGGTAGGCTTTGACCCGTATCTCGGCGCGACGGTGATGCAGAACATCCGCGACAGGCTCGCCGGGACGGCGACCGAGGGGGTGGAAATCCCGCAGGGCATCCGCACGATCTCGCCGCCGATGAAGGAGCTCGAGCGGCTCATCCGCGAGCACGAGATGCTGCACGTGCACAACACGGCGGCGCGGCAGTGCTTCCTGAACGTGCGGGGCGTCACCGCCGACAACGAGAACATCAAGCCGACGAAAAAGCGCAGCCGCGGCCGCATCGACATGACGGTGGCGTGGATCATCGCGTTCGCCACGGCACTGCTGACGCCGGAGCCGACGCTCGCGGACAGCGTGGC